TCGGGCGCGAGCATAACAGCAGCCGTAGACGGAACACCTGGCGCTGATGACATGCCGTCTCGCCTAGTGTTCTCCACTACCGCTGATGGAGCGAGCAGCCCGACGGAGCGGATGAGGATTACAAATGGTGGAACCGTTGGAATTGGCAGTTCGGGACCGGCTGCATGGGTTTCCAGCAGGCAGGTAATTCAAATGGGTCGCGGCGCGGCGGCCTGCGATACAGCCGTATCAAATGGTGGTTCTACCATTTTTTCAAATAATTTTTACTATGACGGCGCTGATAAAGCCATAGCAACTGGCTATTCGCAGGGAATTGTATTTAACCCTACCAACGCGGGAACAACCCAAATTGTGTCGACTAGCGGCACAAATACAGGTGGAAACACAATCACATTTACGGGAGGACCGTATGTTTCGGCGGGCGGCACATCATGGACCTCAAGTTCCGATGAGCGCCTTAAGGACATTATTGAACCTCTTTCCAATGGTTTGGAAAAAGTTGCAAGCATAAGAGCCGTCAAATTCTCTTGGAAAGACGATCCAAATCAGACGACAAATGTTGGCGTTATTGCTCAAGATGTTGAAGCAGTGCTGCCTGAAATTGTCAGTAAAACGCAAAGATACGGATCGGATGACCAAACTGAATACCTTGGGGTTTCATACGATTTGCTTGCTCCACTGCTGATTGCCGCTTTGCAGGAGGCTAAGGACAAGATCGAAACCCTTGAGGCCAAAGTTGCAGCCCTTGAGGCGGCGTAGTCCTACTCGCTAGTCACCTTCCCTAATGGTCAAAAACAGCGAAAAGATCGGACAAAATCCGATGGTGCGTCCTTTTTCAGACCTTACCAAAGACTTCGGTCCTGAGCGCCGGGAACGCATCGAACAGCGCAAGGCGGAGATCCGTCAGTGCTTCGACTTGCCACCTCCATTAAACTCCAACAGAAACAGCTAACACCATGCCCAAAGCTGCCGACGCGCCCACCACGGTATTCACCTGGGGCATTGCCAACCTGGAACGCGAAACCGCCGACGGCTTCGTCTTCACCGCCCACTACACCGTCAGCGCCGAAGACGGCACCTACTCCTCTGGTGCGTACGGCTCCATCGGCTTCGAGCGCCCCGAAAATTTGATTCCGTTCTCGGATTTAACGCCGGATCTTGTCGTTTCTTGGGTGCAAGAAGCCCTTGGCGGCGAGGAAAAGGTCAACGAGATCCAAGCTGCGCTCCAAGCTCAACTTGACGAGCAGCGTCATCCCAGTAAGGCTGCTGGTGTGCCGTGGCAGTAAAAAGCAAAACCGGCACCGCCCGAGTCGAACACAAACCCGGCAAACCCAAGCGCACCAGGCAAGGCCAGGGCCAGCACAGCCTGCCTAATCACGGGCGCAAAAAGACTCGCGGTCAAGGACGTTAAACTAAAAAAAGATTCCTAGGCGACAGTGGCCCCAAGCCCGTCAGACACTAGCTTTTGGCGGGCTGTCAAGCAAGAAGCCATCGCCGGTCTCGTTGTACTCCTTGCCGGTGGTGCGATCACCGGCATCGGTTATCTCGTTTACACCGTCCCATCCCAACTGGAGCGTGTAATACAAAATCAAGAGCAGTTCAAGACTCGCGTTGGTGAACTGGAAGACACCGTTAAAGATCACGACGTTCGTATCATCAAACTAGAAATGCGTCGCTAATGGCCGTCACTAACAGCACCGATTACGGCAACGGCTATACGCTGGACCAACTCGAAAATGAACGCGGCGAACTGTACTACCGCGCCTGCAAAGGCAGCATTTGCCGTTACGCCGAAGATCACTACATCGCAATTATGTACCTCGAAGGCATGGGCTGGGACCCTAAGCAACAAGACCCCCAGTAATCCAAAAAATAATCTGGTCTTCCCGCTCCTCCGTCCAAAACGGCTGGCGCCGGTACCACTCAATCCAATCCTCCGACGACTTAGCGATATTGCACGCGAAGCAGCACGCCACCAAATTCTGCTGGTGCGTCAAACCTCCCTTCATCTTCGGGTGAACGTGATCCAGCGTCGCCGCACGCCCCAGGTCATCCCCGCAATACGCGCAGCAGTTATCCCAATCACTAAGGATTGATTGCCTAAACCTTAACTTTGCCTCTTTTTTGTTTAAGTATTCGCCATCCTCGATGCGATGGTCCATACCAAGCAGTGGCTACTGGAACGGTAGCGGTAGAAACTATTACGTGCTCTGGTGCTCTTGTCTACTACAGCTAAACTTCAGTGGACCTACTGATTTCTCATGGACCCCACCACCTATGCGGTCATCGCCATCGTGATTGCCGCCATCTCTGAGGCGTTGTCCCTGTATCCCGGCGTCAAAGCCAACGGGATCGTGCAGGCACTCCTCATTGCTGCCCGCACACTCTTCCCAAAGCGTTGAACGCCGACACCACCTGGCTGGTGCGTTTCGGCGACAAGACGTGGAAGGATCACCTGCGTAAAGCAGCGCAGGACCACAAATTCCACGCAACCCTTAAACCTCGCCTAGACCGCACCATCCAGGACTGGCACGACGCTCAACCAGTAACGACAAAACCCGTTGTCGTTAACGAACCCATCAATGACGAACTACAAACCGGCGACAGCCGTCTTCTTGGCGGCCCCATGAGTATCCGCTCTCCTTGGTCCGATGGCTTCCAACAAGATCCGCCTAACTGACCTATTTCGGTATTACCGGAGTTTGCCGCACCAGCTCGCCGCCCTAACCGAGCTGGAACTCGCCATCAACAAGGCCAACCCCCACATTCTCGGCCGCGACCAGGGCTGGTTCAAAACCTGGAGCGTTGCCGGCAGGCAAAGCAGCTTCCCCAACACCTGGGAAGGCGTGCTCGAAGCTGCCCGCGTCGCTGGCGCCAAATTCCCCGAACTCGTCGCCGCCCAATGGGCACTGGAATCCAGCTGGGGCAAACTCGTCTCAGGCCGCAACAATTTCTTCGGCCTTAAGGGCGAAGGCAGCGACACCAAAACTCAAGAGTTCATTAACAATCAATGGGTCACGATTACCGACAGTTTCATCGACTTCCCCGATCTGCTGTCTTGCGTCGTCTATCTCGTTGACCACTGGTACAAAGACTTCAAAGCCTACAAAGGCTGCAACAACGCCAGTACCCGCGAAGACGCCGCCCACTGGCTGGTGAAAGAAGGGTATGCAACCGATCCGGCTTACGCCAGTAAGTTGATCGAGCTGATGGCTCAACATACGGGAACTAAACCTCTCGTCAAACCAAAAGAAAAGGTCCTAAAGGTTGCATACGAATACCAGCTGGGACCCGATGACGGCGCCACCGGCTACCGCCAGTGCTTCAGCTCCAGCTGCGCGATGGCGGCCCGCTACTACGGAAAAATAAGCGGCGATTATGAATACAACAAGCTCCGTGCTCGTTTCGGTGATACAACCGACCCCAAAGCCCAAATCGCCGCCCTCAAAGCCCTGGGACTCACCGCCACCTTCGAGATGGATGGCACGGTCGAAGAACTAGAGGATGAAATCAGCAACGGCCACCCCGTCCCCGTCGGTTGGCTCCACAAAGGTCCCGTCAGCAACCCCTCTGGCACCGGCCACTGGAGCGTTGTCGTCGGCTTCACCCCCACCCACTTCATCCACAACGACCCCTACGGCGAGGCCAATCTCGTCAGCGGCGGTTACGTCAGCCACAAGGGTGGAGCGGGCGTCGTCTACTCCCGCAAAAACTGGCTGCCTCGTTGGCTCATCGAAGGCGACGACACCGGCTGGTTCATGAAAATCCGCCCGAGGTGACCATGCGCCCCATCGAACACACCACCGAGTCTTGCTTCCACAAGGCCGCCACCGACAAGTGGCTCGTGGACCGCTTCAACTCCGGCGACTACCGCGGCCTCCTCGAAGCCGCCCTCATCTTGAACACGCTCCACCAGCTGGAGCAAACAAAAGCCCGGTGGGCAATCCGCGAAGCCGCAGACAACCTCACCGAGCAATTCGGCCTAGACCGCGACTCGGCCTAAATACTGCTGGTACAACCCGGTATACAGACAGTGCATCGGATGCTCGGGCTTATCCCGCCCATCCTCCAAATACAACTGCTCCAGGAAATCCGCCCGCGCTTGGTCTTGGCTGGTGCGTCTCCAGGCATCTTGCGCCCAGTCAGGGATTGTCACGTTTTTTCTCCACGAGTCTGAGACGCCGGCGCTCGGCTTCCCGAGGTCCGACATTTGACCGCGCCAGCCTAGGCTTCGGCGCCGGCGCTGACGGCACCTCCACCACACAATTCGGGTAACGATTCCTTGCGAACTGGATCGCCTGGTTCACCGATTCCGCCCGCACCAAATCGCGCATCGCGCCCTGGCCCGGCATCCAAATCTTCAGTTCGTACAGGTTTTCCATGACTTGGGGTAGTTGGGTTCTTCAACGCTGTGTACAGCAACAAAGCCGTCAACGCAGTCAGCAACAACTCTCGCCGCAGCGACAGCCTTCTCATAGGTGACCCAGCTGGAGGCATCCTCTTTGGTCGCCGTAAATCCGATTCCATTCCCTGGTCCGTAGACCGCTGTGACCCAGCGATCCCCGGCCATCACCACATAGCGAGTCATCTGTTGTAATTGAATTACTGTGTAAGACTAGTGGATTCTACCGCACAGACCCAGACTATGAAGACCTTTAACTGAGTCTCATGCGTCCGGTTCTGCTTTGGGCGGTTCTTGCTTGGAGCGCATCCTTCCCTCCACCCGCTTTTTCACCGACTCACGCCACAGGGCTTCATCCGCAGCCTCCGCCGCCTTGTACTCCGAGGCCGGCAGCGCCTTTTCGAGCGCCGTATAAACCATCTCCCGCAACAACGCCGTCACCTTTTTACCTTCCCCAGCCGCAAGATTTTCCGCCAACTTGTACCGATGCGGGTCCAGCAGCAACTGGCAATACAGCTTCGATCCGTGCTTCAGCGGCATGGTACTTCGTCTAGTCTCATACACAATAGCACAGTGAGACACAGTAGACCTACCACCGAATATCGTCGTCCACTTTTTTCCGCCACGCATTGGACTGCGCCCGCCTCGCCCCACTCCTCTGCTTGGAGCACCCCTGCCGAATTTGCCGCGCCCACTCCAAAAACGCAGCCATTCTGTGCAAATCCGCCGTCTTCGCCAGCCGTATCTCCCGCTGGAGCCACTCCATCACAAGTTCCCTTCCCGTGCGGGCTGGACTCACTGGTCTAACTCTGAGACTCGCATGATGGACTGGACCAGTCTGCCGGGATATTGCTGCCTGACCTGCATGTGCGCCTGGAACGCATCAGGCGCCACAACATAAACATCGTGCATCGGGCCATGGAGTGCATACATCCTGACCCGATACTCGAAGTCCTCCCGGATCACTTTGCCTGGTCCCAGCTCAACCCGACCTTAGCCTCTGCGAGCGGCGGAATATCTCCGAGCCAGCGGGCTTCGGATTCCTCCATGATTGCCTGGAGCTGAGCAGCCCAAACATCGGCGTGCTCTTCTTTTACGAGCAGGATGATCTCGTCATGCACCACGCCGGCCAAGCGCACACGGTCTTCTCCGTCTGCTTTAAGGAGCGGCCACAGTTTGCCGAGCGTAAGTTTGAGCACGGCGGCACCAGCTCCTTGGATTGGGGTGTTGCAACGGGTCGTAAGTTTATTGTTCTCGCCCGGTAAAAACCGCCGCAAGCCCGAGAGGCGTATGCGGATAGATGGATTGTCCGCAGCCGCATCAGCAGCGCGAGCATTGTCCCGCTGCCATTTGGAGATGCCTTTATATGCAGCGTGGAACTTTTCCCGCACCGTCGCAGCCTCATCAAGATCCATCTGGATTCCCATCGCTGCTGCATAATTTCTGAGCCCTTTTGCACCGCTTCCGTATAACAAACCGAAGTTCGCTGATTTACTAACTTGCCGCTGTTCTTTTGTAACATCTTCTTCCTTGACCCCATAAATCTGCGTCGCTGTAATCGTATGCAGGTCCTTCCCCTGCTGGAACACCTGAGTCATAAGAGGATCTTGAGCTTCCGCTGCCGCCAGCCGCAACTCCATCTGTCCATAGTCCGCTACAACTAGTCGCCAACCAGTTGGTGCCTGCACACAAGCCCGGAAACGCACATCCCGCGGCACTTGTTGCAAATTCGGACTCATGCAACTCATCCGCCCAGTATCAGCCCCAAGCTGCAAATAGCTGGCACGAATAAACCCATCATCCGACAAATTCTTCAACAAAGTCTCCGCCATTTGCCGCCGCTTCTCTACACGCTTCCACCGCAAATAATCCGCAATAAGTTTGTGATCCCCGATGTATTCCTGGAGCGCAGACTTACTCGCACTTTTCTTTCCAGTTTTCATATCCACCGGCGCTTCACCCAACAAGGCGGTGAACTTCGCCAACAACTGGACCGGACTATTCAGGTTGAAAACATCTGCATCGGCTTTCTTACCTTTCGCCCCAGGCTTCGTCTGGTACAGCAGGTTCCCATCGAGCCCACGGTGCAGTTTGGCGTGCTCCGGCAGCGCGGCATCAAAGTCTTCGATGAACTTGGCGCCAACTTCGTTGTGCTCAATATCGAGTTCTTCGATCAGTTGAACAAGAGAATCCTTATTAAAGGGAAGGCCGGTCCGCCATAACTGCGCCATCGCCGGCAACGCCTTGCACTCCAAGTGCCAAGCCGGCAGCAACGGCGGCGACGCAGCCGCCATCCGCTGCATAATCGGCTCCCACAACTCCGTTAACACCACCACATCCTTCGCCGCATACTCCAGCTGGCTCGCCGACAAATCCACCGACCAGTTGCTGGCCTGCTCCTCCTTCGAAATCTCGTAGCTCAAGTACCGCCGCACCACGTGCTGGAGCCCGTGCTTCACGTTGGCCAGCCCGTTGGTCAAGATCCGGCTGGCCAGCATCGAACAGAGCACTTGCCCTTCCGGGTAAATCTCATGCTCCTGGAGCCAGCCCAGATCGAACACCGCATTGTGCGCCAGCCAGGTCCGCTCCTTGGTAAAGAAGTTTTCCAGCGTGATCCAGTCCTCATCGCTGAACTGCCAGCAGTCCATCACCACCGGCGGCTGGCCCACGGTGGCCAGCTGCAGCAGCCGCAGACCACCAAATTTCGGCTGGAGCCCAGTGGTCTCCACGTCAAACGCCACGAAGCTGGCGCCGTCGAGCGTGTGCAGGTGCTCGATCCCCTGAAGAATGTTCATGCCGGGTAGGGCGTGTTCTGTATTACTCTAACACACCGTCAAGCTCTTTGGCCGCACACAGCTCAGCCAGTTTCGTCCCACCCTCGGGAAATCCAAGCGTGCAGCGGCGATACCAGTGAACGCAGGTCCGGCACTCCCCACCATCCGGCAGCGGCTTGTACTTACTCAACAAATGCTGCATCCGCAACTCCGCTTTTCCGGCATCGCTGGAGCGGTAACACTTGAAGCAGTAGACGGCATTGGTGGTGATACTGCCGCACTGGATGCAGCGGCGGCTGTTGATTGGAACTTGCATCAGAAAAAACGAAAACGTAAAAATCCCGGCAGGCGTTTCATCTTGCCGATTCGAGTGTGCTGAACCGCCCCATCAGGCAACTCAACTTCAACCGTAAATACTTTGTACCCACATTCCGGGCATTTCCGCTGGCGCAAAACCGACTCCGCCGTATCCCGGCAAGTCCGCTCCACATCCATCCGCTCGTAATCACACCTGGCGCAACGCATTTTTCCACTTTTTGTTTTTAACAATGTCCCAAGCGTGCTGGTACGAAATCCCATACACCTTCGCCAACTCCGCAATCGAAGTGCCAGAGGCATAAAGATGCCTCAAATCCAGCGCGTTCTGCGGCGTCAACACCGCCGTCCCCGGAATCGACCCCTCCCGAAACGACGTCTTAGTCGGCGGTCTTTGTGGTTTAGTCACCCAGTTGCTCCAGCTCATCGGCGATGGCGAGAAGTTCAGTGCGGATACCAGCGCGGGCCTGCACGTTGGAATACTGGCAACAGTCTTCGTAGACCTGAGGGTGCAGTTCAACCGGCACTACCTGGTCCGCAACTGATCGAAGAACAGCAGCAGCCGTGAGGTGATCGTCGATTGGTGCAAACTGATAGGCATCCAAAATTGCCTGCGCTGGGGAAGAGAGTTTAGTCATCAGCATCCCCCTTCTGCTCAAGCTCTGATGGCGGCAATGGAATCAAATGCCACTGCACAACTTGTTTGTCCCAGTCTTCCCAAGTATCCCCATTAGTCCACCCAACCGTTTTGTGGTAAAAAGCGGGAAACCAATCACCGTCGGCCGATTCTCTAATCCAGTACCAGCGATCTGGAATAGGCATGGAATACATGCGCCCCACCTCATTGGCCACGGCCTGGTGAATTCCGGCACCCAGCTCAAGTTTTTCAACCCTGGAACGCAATTCCAGCACGCACTTCTGAAACGTTGCATTAAATACCTGACTATTTTCAATCTTCCGCCACTCTTCGGGCGTTGCTTTGTAGTCAGTCATCGAGTTGCTCCAGTGCGCGGCGGATGGTGTTGAAGTCGTCTTCGACCTCTTCTTCAGTGCAGCCTTCGTGGCCCTCGCTTGCCATAAAGCGGCAAAGGGCTTGCATGGCTTGCTCCTTCAAGCTCGGTGGCTTGGGGCGGCGTGCGGCGCGGAGGTAGTCAACAAGGTCAAACCCTTGCTGTACTAGCAGACCACAGCACGCCTCCAGCTCCTGGTCTGCGCCCCATTGGGTGGCGCGGGTAGCAAGAAACTGCTCTGAATCAGCCAGCTCGCCGCTAACCGTGCAGCCAAAGAATTCGCCAAGCCATTGCTGCACTAGCTCCGGCGGTGGGGTGATGGGGTGGTCAGTCATTGCGATAAGCCTCCGTCGCCAAGGTGTTAATCAGCCGGTTCAAATACCACCGGCACTTTTCCGCATCCTCCAGCGGATCTTTTTTCAGCCACATCCGGCTGAGGTATTTCAGACATTGCCACTGGAGCGAGCCAACCACAGCGTCTGGCGCGTGCTGGACCCAATCCTCCAAGATGTCAATGACTTCGTACTTGCCGGCCACATAGTGCGATGGGTTATGCACCGCATCACTGACCTGAAACTGAAAGTCGCTCATCCTTTGGATTCCTGAACGGTGGTATCGCCGTGGTAACGGCCAGTCATCGAATAGTCTTTGCCGGGCAACATCGACATACGGTGGAACACAATCTGTGCAATCCGCATCCCAGGCCACAACGCAACTGGGTGCATAGCGCGTGCATTTTGCAACTCCAGCGTCAACCGTCCTTTGTAACCGGGGTCGATGTACCCAGCGAGCAAATGTTCGATACCTTCCCTGGCTCGGCTGGATTTGAGCGCCAGCTGCCCGGCAATACAGTCAGGCAACTGGAACTCCTCCAACGTCTCCGCGAGTATGAACTCATGCGGCTGGAGCAAGAAAGGTTCCTCCTGCGTGTGCCCCACAATCGAGCAATGGACTAAGTGGTTAGTCAACGGCGACTCCACCATAATGTTCTCGCCGAGTCTCACATCGAGACTCGCGGGATTCACCATCTCCTGGTCGTAGGGGCTTACCAGATTCCGCCGCACCAGCGACACAATCTGGTGGTCACACAGGATCGACACTTCAGATCACCACCGTGGTGGGCTGATCCTGCTGGAGCGTCACGTGTTTCCACGTTTTGTTCCACTTAATACAGTTAATCGTGGTGCTGTGAACGCCAAACTCCTTAGCAATCTTGGCGACCGACTTACCACCAGCCTGCAGCTGGCGCTTGATCTCCAGCACCTTCTTCTCCGTCAACGCCGCCCTCTTCTTGCGGCGCGACACACGAGTCTTACTTTGAGACTTCGGAGTTTGGACGGTGGTTGCGCGTGCAGGTTTAGCTGCTGGTGCGATTGCCGGCTTGGTCACGTCCAGTTCGACGTGCTGGCAGGCGTTGATGGCCACGAAGGCGTGCTCTAGGGCAGTGGTGATCTGCTGGAACTGTTGGTCAGAAAGGATGTGCATGATCATCAGTAGAACGGTGAGAGTGTAGTACAGGATTAGCGGTTGGCTAGTTCGATCTGGAGCGCAGCCTGGAAGTAGCCGGCGATTTTCATGCGCCGAAATTCATTGCTGGCATCCTCGCTTTGCTTGTTCTCGATCGCGGCGTAGTTATGCCGAGCTTCGTTGAGGGCTGCCAGCGTTTCCACGTTGAGCAGCTCCAGGTCTCGAAGCGGCATGTCCTTGATCTTGTCCAAGTAAACGGTCTGGCTCAACAGGAAGGACCTGTAGAACGGAACCAGATTGTTTTCAGTCATCAATAGCCGTTGGTGTAGATGCTCCAACGCTCTTGTACCCAAGCGTCGTATTCAGCGGGCGTCGCAAAACGCCCTTGAAATTCCCTTGGAACAGAGGTGGAGGGTTTAGCAGGTTGCCGATAGAGATCGGCGATTTCCCCGGGGCCGTAGCCCCGGGACTGCCGATAGTAGTCGTTGTACCAGTCGAAGTTCATGCGAAATACCTAGGGTCTTGGTGGCGTAACCGGGTGAGATCCGTGAGACGCAACTTGAGAATCTCGTGGATGGCCAGCTTGGCGAGTCTGCTGGAGCAGATCGTGTCGCTGGTGGCAAACACGTAGATCAGGTGACGATAGAGCTGGGTCAGCGTTTTGGCGCGGACCCAGTGCGTGTCGCCAGGGATTGGCTCGGTGCCGTATTCCCAGTCGTCGTAATCGAGCTGGTTCCGAAGCTCGCGGGCTTCAGTCGTCCCAATCAGACGTGTCGAGCGGCGCCCAGTCGTCGATTCGCTCGGAGAGGAGTTTGCGCAGTCCGTCATCGCTGGCGGGAATCAGATCCTCTTCGTGAAGGTAGAAGGAGCCTCTGCACAAGGCAGGCCCCCACTCTGGTGGATCGAGATGCGTTTGCGAGTGGACCACCACCATGTCATCCACAACGGCATCAACAACAATGCGGGAGCCACCATCCTCAAACCAGAGATCCTCAATTTCGAGTACCGAAGTCATTTGGCCTCCGTAGCAGTTTGGCGGGCTTCGATGCCATCCATCCAGGCATCCCAGCTCATCTTCAAGAACTGTTCCAGATCCTGAAGCTGCTTGAGCTGGAGCATGTCGTAGGTCGGGTCTACGCCGAGACGCTCGATCTCGACGATCTTTTCTTGAAGGTGGACAACGGACCAGTGGACGGCGAAGTACCACGGGCTGAGTTTGATGTTGTCAACTTTGGTGCAGGTGAAATCGTCCATGTCAATCAGTAATAGAAGGCACGCCGTTGCGGGCGTGCCCTTACTGTTGCACACAGCCAGCTGAGCGTCCAGCCGGGCTGTTGCAATTCTTCATGTGGCCTATTGGGTGAGATAGACGGTGACCACCAGCATCCCCAGCAGCCACGTCAACCCGAAGACCACAACAGGCGGTATCACACTGGGACTCCTAAGTCTTCCGGCTGGTACTGGGTCAAAACGCAGACGTCAGCGCCCTGTTTGAGCGCCGTCCCAACCATGTAGTGGAACTTCGAGTGGGCATCAGGGCACTCCTCGATCTGGTACTCCTCGACCTCGTAGGCTCGGCCCCTTCGGTACCACTGCACGCGCACCACGGCCAGTAGGTCGAAGGGGATGTCACCGACGGTGTAACCCAGCGTTGGCTTCCTGGGACGCTTCGGCTGAGGCGATTCAGGTTTAGCCACGGGTTCTCTCCAGATCACCCACGCGGCAACCCGCATGAGCCCTAGGAAAAAGTTAGGCGGTCTGAACTTGTCCATCAGTCCCACAGCCGTGCGGCTTCCTCCATCAGGGAGTTGAGTTCTGCCCCCGAACGCTCCTCGCGCGTGAAGATCGACCCGGAATCTTGTCCGGTTTCGTCAGAGGCATTGCGCGGCAAGGAAATTGCCTCGGACAATGCCTCGATTTTGTCCGGTTCTGTCCGGGTTTGTCCGGTTTCGCCTTTTAAACCTTCTCCCGAGGTCAAAACCCGGACAATTTTGGGCTTGTCCAGGTTTGTCCGAGTGCCAGATCCAGTGCCAGCACTGGTGTTTTCCGGTTTTAGGACACTATTGTCCACACCCCCCGCGCGTGCGAGTACAGCTTCGTACTGCTTGGAACGGCCTTGACCACTGGAGCGAACCAGCCCCTTGTCCTCCAGGCGCTCTAACGCCTTGCGGATCGCCTCAACCTTTCCACCGCACAAAGGATCGGCGTTTAGTTGAGTACGAAGTAGCGGCCTACCGCTTTCCCGCAGCCGCACCAGCACCCGATCTACTACCGACGCGGGCTGACTCTGGTCCTCAGGCGTTTCCACGTCAGCCAGGCTGAAGGTCAGGTCGTCCTGCTGGGTCAGCTTGAGCTGCTTGCCTTCGTTGCCCTCGCGGCTCTTGGTGATGGTGATAAGCCTGGAACTAGCACCGATGTAATCCAGCTCTTTTTTCTCGGGCCTGCGGATGGCCATTGAAATGTCCACAGCGTCTTCCAATGCCGTGGTTCCCCGGAAACCGCCCTCCTTGTTGGCGTGGTGGATAAACACGATGGTGGTGGCCGGGAAGCTCTCTCCGTTCTCAGAGCTGTACCAGTACATAGGTTCTGCGTACTCGGCTTTGTTTTGGTCGTATGCACAGCCGCGCATACAGGCAGTCACCGAATCCCACACAACAAGCTTCGGCTGGTGTTTCTCGACCGCTTTGATAAACCAGTCGTACCAAAGCATCGAAACCTTGTTCTCGATCCTCACCGGATCGTCGGCCACAAAATCAAGATCCTCAAATTGCTTGCGGATCCGGCGGCTGTTCTGATCACCGTTAAGCCACAGTACGCTTCCCTGTTCAACTGGCACATCAGCCCCGCGAACACTGAATGGGGTGCCGCGGGCAATGTGCTTGGCAATGGTCAGGGCAGCCATGGTCTTACCGCAACCACCACGGCCATGAAGCAGCAGAGTGCCCGGCTTAGGCAGTAATTCAGGAATCAAATACTCGATGGGCGACACATCCGCTTCCAAAAGTTCACGCAAACTGCCACCTTGCGCCCCACGTTTGAACTCACGGTGGGCAATAAGCAACCGCGAAACAGCACTGGAATCCCGATAACGGGCCTCCATTGCAATTTCGTGGAGCGTGTGCTGGACCTCTGAAGGATCCTCCAGCAACATCGCTTTTTCAGCGCGAGCGATGATCTCCTTGTGGGATAAGCCCACGGAAATAAACCGCTGAACGCGGTCCTGCTCCGCTTCCGAAACAACCTTCCGCAGATCCTCCGACAGCCACAGCCGCCCCGGCATCTGCTGGTCCGCCATCCAGAACAACGTCCCCAAGCTCACCGGCCCCTTTCGAAAACTTTTCCACGCAGCGTCACAGGGATTGCCCTCTTCCCAATCCTGTGAAAACTCCGGATCCTCAGCAGACCAAGCTGACCACAGCGTTAAACCGAGGTCATTGGGCAGTTCGCTGTGGATCGCCATCCCCACCTTCACCCAGTGGTCCCGGCTGCCAGCCCCCTGCCCCGGAATTACCTTCAGCGCCGACTGAATAATTTCAGCCACCTCAGCCGGATCCCGATCCGAAAAATCAAGCGCCTTGCGGTTCCGAATGAAGCCAGCATCTTCAATACCTTTCCCCGCCCGCTCCTTCATCTCCGCCAACAACCACGCTGGAGCCTCTGGGATGGCCTCCAAATCGCCCTCAAAGCCGTAAGAACCTTCCGGCGCCTTCCCATCGCTAGAGCCCGGATAAGCCCCGTAGATGACCCCCTGACGGCCCCAGAGGACCTCGTAGCCCGCCCCGGTATCCGACAGCCCAAAACCTTGCACCGAGCCCCACAGAGCCTCTGGGACGCGGAACAGATACTTCGCCGCATTGGCCTTGGTGCTCGTAACCACAGGCGCACCTTCCAACGTCTCGCCCCACTTCTTTTTGAGACGGCTGAGATTGCGATCCACATCAAGAATCACAAGTCCCATGCTGCGACCGCCGGTAAAAACCCCGACCGCCTGGAACACTTCAGGTTGCCGCTCGATCTGAAGCGCAACGTCAGCCGGGCTCATCACCGTGTCATGACTGCGCTTTGTCGGTGTTTTGCCCTTGCTTACAGAGCCTGAAGGTAAAACCTCACCCTTGGCATAAATAGGGGCGTAAGCAAAGCCGTCAGGTAGCTGGCGCACAAAAGCCAGCAATTCTTGCGTCTTACGAGACACAGTGTTAGACTCCTACAGGAATGTTTGACTTGCGCCCTGGCCGCCTTCCGCGGCTGGGGCGTTTTACTAGGGTAGCCGTCCCGTCAATCCCGTGTTACTGTCATAGACGTTGCCCTCGGGCGACCACCAAAACACCGGAAAACACAATGCCTTTCCTTTCCAAGCAAGCCTCTGCTGCTGTTACGTCCAACAGCACCGGCGGCGGCTACCTCAGCCTCAGCAAGCTCCCCGACGGCGGCTCCGTCCGCTTCGCCCTCCTTACCGACGAACCCCTGGAGTTCTACGAGTGCTGGGGCCAAGCCAACGGCGCCTCCAAGCCCTTCCGCTTCGACTACGAGCCCACCATCGAGGACGTAACCACTGAGATGGGCGAGTTCGAGCCCCGCGAAGGCCGCGGCGGCCCTGGCACTGCCGACGTCAAGTTCGCCATCGCCTGCCCGGTCTACAACTACGAGTCCGGCAAAGTCCAGGTCCTGCAGATCACCCAGAAGTCCATCCTCAAGGAGATCGACCAAATCTCCCAGATGGAGGACTACGAAAACCTGCTGGAGTGGGACTTCACGATCGGTAAGAAGGGCACCGGCTTGCTCACCGAGTACACCGTCCGCCCGGTCCCCCGCAAGAAGGGCAGCCAAGAGCACATCGACGCCGCCTGGCTCGAAGCCAAGGCCGAAGGCTTTGACATCTCCCGACTTCTCACGGGAGGCAACCCCTTCAAGGCTGCTTGATGGCTTCCTGTAGCACTTGTCATTGGAGCGGAGCAGCGGATGATTTGAATTGGCGTTTTTGCCGATTTAATCCGCCAGCAGCCGAGCAAGTACATGATTTGCCGGATGGAACGTGTCTAGTAACGCACAAGTGGCCTGTGGTGCGTCCTGACGATTACTGCTCGCAGTATCAACAAGACATTCCACCAGAAGCAGTTAACGGTTAAAACTTCCTGCCCCCTCTAACCCAGGGGGCTTTTTACTGGTATTATCAAATTGGGAAAGAATAACTTCATGGCCTCCAACACCCAAGACACGCTGGCAGGACTGCGTAAATGGAGGCTGGAACAAGATAACAGCGGCCCCTTCCGGGTCTACCGGGACATCAAAGGTAATGTATACCATAGTGTTACACACATCCTGAAGGAAACGAGCGACAAAACCGGGCTGGAGCGTTGGGAAGCCCGCCTGGGACCGGTCGAGGCAAGCTGCCAGCGCAACGTTGCCGCCACCCGCGGCAACATGGCCCACAGCCAGGCTGAGTATCTATTGAAAACGTCTCAGCAGCTGGCACGCTCCACTGCAAACAAGCGCAACGCCATCCGCTGGGACGATCAAGGACTGGCACGCATCCCGGTCCCCATCACCCAGTGGGCACTCAAGCGGGTGAGGCCGAATGTTCCCCGCGTTGGCTGGAGCGCATCTGGCTACGCCCGCAGCCTGTCTGACTGGATCGCCGAGAACGTCACCGAAATTTTTGCCAGCGAATTTTCCATTCACCACCCCGCCGGCTTCGCTGGAACGGCAGATGCCCTGCTGGGATTCAAGAACAACTCCATCGTGGTTGCCGACTGGAAAACCAGCGTCGGGCGCAAGACCACCAAAGATGAGGACGGCCTGGAACGTTTGCCTCCCGGCCATTCATACATAGACCAGTGTGGGGCTTACAGCCTCGGCCTTAAACACCTGACCGGGCTTGAACCGACTGGAGCTGTGATCGTTCTGGCCCGCCGCTGTGGAGCGCCAAACATTCACTGGATGACCCCCGAAGAACTGCAACAGGCAGAGGAGTCATTCATGGCCAGGGTGGAACGCTACTTTGCCGCCTTAGTTGACAATCAGGTTGACAGTGCGGCCTTCGCCGGTTGACAAAAGCCATTCAAGGTTGCCTGGAACGCCATTCATGTCTCGGGCTTCGCCCTCGACTAAAACTTATTCATGCCGCATGAAAAGCCATTCATGCTGGTACTACTGCCCGGTACCACTCTACCCTGGGGCAGGGTCACTCTGCCCTTGGCGTGTGGCTTGTTGCTGGGGCGTCTTAGGTGGTGTCTCGTGAGTCTCACGGCAAGACGGTGAGAAGCCCCACCCCGTAGGGCAGGGCTGGGGCGTGCTCACCCCTGCGGGGCTGGCACTTTGCGGGGCTTGCTGACCCCAGCATCAGATCGAACCTTACGGGCTGCCCCCTTGCTGGAGCGGGTGCGGTTGGCTGGGGCTGGCGGTTGATCGTTGCGCGGAAAAATACCCGTAGCCTGTGGAAAAAGCTCCGGGGGGATGTCAGCGCCGCCGTTGCATCGCTGGCACGCCCGCCAGTAGGGCACCAGTTCCCGCCAGAGCTGGAGCGGGCCTTCCTTGCCGTGGGCGGCCTGCAGGGCCAGCAGGTCGGCCCAGTCTGAAGCGGCCAGGCTGGAGCGCTCAACAGCCCACCGCAGATCCCGGAGCTGGCGCTTCTCAAGCCGCAGCTGTTCGCGCTCTAGTTCTCGGGCATCTAGGGCCAGTTGTTTCCGCTCCCGGCTGGTGTTCCATTCTCCCCCGCTCACGGCTGGCACCCCTCCGCAAGCGAGACCATCAGCACGGGGCAGCCGCTGGCGGTGCACATGCCGCAATCGGTCACATGTAGCAGCCCGCGGGCCTCAAGTGAGCGGGCGATCCTGATTGTCTTGCGATCGGGGTGGATCGTGTGGCGTCCGGGGTGGCGCTGGCAAAACGCCAGCATGTTCCTCTGGAGCGGGCCGAGGGGTCGGTTCATTGGGGAGCCTCCTAGGTTGGGTTGAGGGCTTCACCTGTAACAGTAGCACCGGGCGCAATCTTGCGGAATCGCCACCTATGACATACAATATGGGAGCACTTCGGCAAGCCCTGCCATGCCAACCGCCTCCCCCGCTCTCCTGGAGCGCGTCGACCGTCTCGCTATCTGCTCCGGCCACTGGGTCCTGATCCGCGACGGCCAGCCCGAAACAGACTGCAGCCACCAGTGGCACCACAGCCCTGACGACCACCTCCAGACTTGTCTGGCAGAGCGCTGGCGCGACGTCTCCCTAGGTTTCGTGCCGTCCTACTGCGGCTACAGCGACTACAGCCGCACCGGGCTGGTGGGACTTTCCAACTTCCGCGTGCTCACCGATCCCGCCAGCACGCCAGACCCCTATGGCGGAATCCTTGAAGTGGGTTACGGCTGGAATGGCCGCGGCGTTGTGCTGGACTTGCTGCGGGCTCCGGCTGACGTGCTCGAAACCGTAGAAGCCCTGGAGGCTTACCCGCTGATTTCAGAGGATGATCACAGCCAGCTGGAGTGCGACGGCATCGCTTCCGACTGGGGCGGTGAGAGCATCGCCAGCCGCGTGCGGATGCTGCAGGATCTGGGGCTCTGTGTTTTTGCGGCCCGTGATGATGCCGCACCCTGGCGTGACGGTTTCGACCGACTCCGGGAGATGATCCTGGAGAATCTGAACGAATACCCAACCGCGCTGGCTTGACGCCGGCCCGCTTCCGGTTCTACACTTGCACACGAGACCCAACCCTTAGGACTCACCCATGACAAAGTTTCGAGTGTTCCACCGTACCTGGTGGAAAGCCAACCCCAGCTGGCCCGATGGCCGCGAACCTGGCGTAGGCCCGCGCCATCACATCACCTACGCCTGGAGCGAGGAGGAGGCCCGCGACCTTTGCCGCAGCTGGAATCAGGCCCACGATCCCGGCCCGCTTAGCGATAAAGCCGAATTCGAGGAGGTTTGAGCGATGCGGTGGAGCGTAGAACTGACCGACACGTTTGGCGGAGAGGCTAACTACAGCTGGGTGCGCCGCGATAGCTTCGAGCTACCGGCCAGCGCATCCGATCGGCGGATCATCACCGCAGCCAAGGCAGCCCTGGGGCTGACCGGCTGCCGGTGCCGTACCTTCGAGTACGGTGAGGGCTTCGAGCTTCGGCCCGTCGGATCCTGCACCGTTGCGTTCGTGCTGCCTTCCTATTGACTGGCACCCCACCGATCAACGGCCCGGCCCTGCTGCCGGGTCTTTTTGCTGCGCGGCCTGCGGCCGCTTGCAAGGTACAGCCTAAGATTGAAGCAAACAGCCTGGGGATCTTAACAATGGCCGAACAGCCGGAAGCTAACACCGAAGCGCCGGAAGTTACGGCGGAAGATTTAACCGCGAACGGTTATCCCCGTGATAGCGCCGAACGGATGCGGCGAATTTACGGGAAGCGCAATCCTGACGCAGTGATAGAGCAACGCCAACAGCGGCTGTACAAACGGCAACTAGACGGGCTCACCACACGGCAACTGGTGCTAGAGCACGCGGAAAGAGAGGGCATCGCTGTAAGTACAGCATGGAAAGACTGGGACGCTGTGCAACAGTGGGTAGCACAGGATTTTGAGCGGGAGAGGCCGCGGTTAGTCTCTCGAATCGCTCAGATGCGGGAGCGGTTGTTCTCTGCCGCCGTGCGGAAGGGTCAACTGCAGACTGCAGCGATGCTGCTCAAGGACATGGGCGCGGTGGTGGGCGAAGTCGCACCAGAGGCTCAAGCCGCCGCGGCCCCTGTGCTTCGGGTGGAGATCGACGACAAACGGGCCGGCTAGGTGTCATTCATGCCCGGAGCGCCATTCATGAATTGCCATTCATCGCGGGATCGCCATTCATGAATTGCCATTCATTGCCGCGGCCATTCATAGGCCATTCATAGGCCATTCATACCTGGCGCACGAGGCTAGTACAGCTGCACTAGGGCACAGGTGTACTATAGGTCTGATGTACTACAGCACAGGTGTACTATAGGTGTTATGTACTACAGTTCTGATGTACTACTCTCGCAGGCTAGTACGGGTGCACTAGCCTCCGGATCCTAGCATCCGACAAGCATAAGTTATCCTAATGTGTAACGGTATTGCCAAGGGTGCGGATCCGTCCTAGGAAGGGTCCAAGCGGATCACATCCGCACTACCTAAACCAAGGGACCCCATGAAGACCTCTACCCAACTCCGCGCCGAACTCCACGACGTCCGCGTGGATCTGTGCTCCTATGACGGCAAGGTAACCGTAACCGCCGACAATGGCGACGCCGTGGAGATCAAGGGCGCTACGCCAGAGCAACTCCTTAAAGCTGCAGATCGCTTGATCGGCAACATCCGCTGGAGTGCTAAGGAGCGCGACGCCGACCTCTGGATTGACCGACTCTCGGATCTCCAGGCTGAGGTCGAGCGCACAATGGGAGCACTCCGCGACAAGATCGAGAAGAAGGCTAAGGAGGCTGCCGCAGCATGAAGCGAGCACTCCGCCAGATCCTGCTAGGGGCCCTGCCCCTGGTGCCCACCGCCCTCATCCTGATCCTGCTATGACCGCTTCCGTCCTCACTGGCTCCCAGATCGACCGCTTCCGACTCTATGCCCTTGTGTCAGCTCTCCAGTTGGAGCTTAAGGGCATGAAGCGCCGCGGCCCCAGCGCATATGCGATACTTAAAAGTGAGCACAACCTAAAAGGATCGCGAGAATCAGTGCTAGCACAAGCTCGCAAGATTCTCGCCGATAGTTAACCTTACCGCGGCCCGCTAATTTACACCTAGCGGGCCGCAATTCTTCTCACATAAGGGGGGAGGGTTCGAGTTATTTAGCCGTGCTAGCGGGGGGCGGGGAACCTACTGATACATTCGCATTTCCTCCCTCTGTTACACACCCGGGGGAGGGGTCGAATTTCTGTAATACCCTAGAAGGTACCCGTACCCGAAAAAATGGCCGAAACGGCTGGAACCCTCTCCCTCCGCTACGCCCAAGGCCAAGTTTTTTCCAGCCGAAAACGCTTCAGAGTATTGGTAGCCGGCCGCCGCTTCGGAAAAAGCTACCTCTCATGTATCGAGTTGCTGCGTGGGGCGATCGAAAGGCCGGGCGAAACATTCTTCTATGCAGCCCCTACATACCGGATGGCGAAAGACATTGCCTGGAAGGTAATGAAAAAGCTGGTCCCGAAAGCCTGGATCAAGTCCAAGAACGAGACCGACCTGAAGATCGAACTAGTCAACGGCTCAACCATCGAACTGAAGGGCACTGAAAACGCCATGGCCCTGCGAGGCAGGAGCCTCGCTGGAGTCGTTCTCGACGAAGCCGCCTTCATGTCCGCCGACGTCTGGTTCGAGGTCATCCGCCCCGCCCTCGCCGACAAACAAGGCTGGGCATTGTTCATCTCCACCCCCGATGGCACCGCCAGCTGGTTCTACGAACTCTGGCAATACGCCGACTCCGGCGATTCTGACTGGAGCCGCTGGCAATTCACGACCATCGACGGCGACAACGTCCCACCGGAAGAAATCGAAGCCGCCCGCAGCCAACTCGACGCCCGCACCTTCCGCCAAGAATTCGAGGCCAGCTTCGAAAATCTCAGCGGTCTCGTGGCCGTCTCATTCGGCGACGAAAACATCTCCACCGAAGCAACCGATATTTCAATACTTCCACTCCTCCTGGGGGTGGACTTCAACGTGGATCCCATGTCCGGCATCTGCGCCGTCCTCAAAGACGACACCCTCTACGTCTTCGACGAAATCATGCTCACCGGCGGCGCCACCACCTGGGACTTCGCCGAAGAAGTGACCCGCCGCTTTGGCGTGGATCGCCGCGTTATCGCTTGCCCGGACCCCACCGGCGGCGCCCGCAAAACCTCCGGCGTGGGACTGACCGACCACAACATCCTCCGCCGCAGTGGCTTCAACGTCTCCAGCCCCAAAGCCCCCTGGAAAATCCGCGACAAAATCACCGCCGTCAACACCGCCCTCCTCGACGCCACTGGAACACGCCGCACCTACATCCACCCCCGCTGCAAAGAACTAATCAAATCCCTCCGCACCCTCACCTACGCCCCTGGAACCGGCCTCCCCAACAAAAATCTCGGCGTAGACCACGCCTTCGACGCCTTCGGCTACCTCTGCCTCCAACAATTCAACCTCGCCAAACACGGCACCCTCGGCCAAACCTCCTACCGCCTCTACTAACACTCCGTAGACTGCAGAAAAGCCCGCGAAACATGGCCAAAAAACCTACAAAAGGCCAGAAAAAGGTCGAAAAGGTCATGTCCGAATACTCTGCTGGAACGCTTAAGTCCAGCTCGGGCCGCAAAGTGACCTCCCGCAAGCAGGCAATCGCCATTGCCCTCAGCGAAGCAGGCATGGCACGCAAAAAACCCACCAAAAAGGGAGGCAAAAAATAATGGCCGCCAAGAAAAAGGGCCTTTACGCCAACATCGCAGCCAAACGCAAGCGCATCGAAGCCGGCAGCGGCGAAAAAATGCGTAAGCCTGGAGCGAAAGGCGCCCCCACCGACGCCGCCTTCAAAGCCGCGGCCAAAACCGCCAAAAAACCCAAAAAACGGAGCAAGTAATCATGGCCGCCGTCTCTACCACCGCCACCGACCGCTTCACCAACATCGTCGAATACACCGGCGCCACCATGGACGCCCTCGACGAATGGTTCGAGGTCGCTGCCCACTCCTCTAGCTACACCTTCGCAGCCAAAGTCACTGGCGCCGCCACCTTCAAGCTCGCCCTGGAGTGCAGCTTCAACGGCAACGGCACGTGGTTCACCATCGACACCGCCAAAACCATCAACTCAGCCGGCGAATACGTCTACTTCTACGACGGTAAAGCCGCCTCCAAGATTCGTATGCGAATCTCAGAAGTAAGCTCTGGCACCCCAGACGTCGTCCCCCACATCGCCATCGCCTACCACGGCTAATCCCATGGAAATCACCTCCGTAATGCTCGATGCGATCTTCGCCGTCAAGGGCAAGCGCAACCCCAAGCTCTGGGACCCCCGCTGCGCCCGCTTCCTCGCCAAGCAGGCCGCCATCGCCGTCACCCCCGCAAAAGCCAAAAAAGAAGTGGCTGCTGCCCTGGAACTCGTCGAAGAAATCATCAACTAAACTCAAAACATCCCCTACTGCATAACAACCCGTGGCTTTCTTTCGCGGCGAGGAGGGCTCCATCAGCTTCAAGGACAGCTCCGGCGTCGTGGCCGCGGTCTCGTCCACCCGCAGCTGGAGCTTCACCATCAACAAAGACACCCTGGACGTAACCGACCAAGGTTCGACCAGCCGTGAATTCATCGGCAGCCTCCTCTCTGGAAGCGGCAGCGCCGAAGTCATGTATACCGCCCCCGGCTCGGGCGAAACCCTCAACTTCATCGACGACGTCCTGACCACCACGGACCAAACCGACGCCCAGTTCGAACTCTTCTTGGACACCTCCGGCACTAAGAAAATCACCTTCACCGGCATCATCACCAGCGCTGACTACAGCGCAACCGTCGGCGAACTGGAAGTCATCACCGTCAACTTCATCAGCTCTGGCGCAATCACCGCCTCTATCTAATAACTAAACACCCCTCGACTTAGGCCGTAGACTGGAGCAAAGCACCCCGCTCCAGCTATGGCCTTTTTTCGTGGCGAAGAGGGCTCCGTCAAATTCGAAAACGACGGTTCCACCCCTGCTGCAATCACCTCGACCCGCAGTTGGTCCCTGACCATCAACAAGGACACGCTCGACACCACTGACCACGGCTCCACCAGCCGCGAATTCGTGGGCGGCCTCATCTCCGGCTCCGGTACCGTCGAGCTGATGTACACGGCCTCCAGCGCCGACGAAACCGCCGCCTTCCTGCAAGACGTCCTTACCACCGAAGACAGCGCCAACGCCGCCTTCGAGCTGTACTTGGACACCAGCGGCGGCAAAAAGATCACCTTCTCGGGCATCATCACCAGCGCCGACTTCAGCGCCACGGTGGGCGAACTCGAAGTCATCACCTGCAACTTCATTACCAGCGGCGCCATCACCGCTTCCATCTAACCGGCTGGAGCCATGACTATCCAAACAGTCACCGGCAACTGCATCCACATCGAAATTGATGGTGAGGAAGGTATCACGCACGCTACCTTCCTCTTCAAAACTCCCTCCGTCCCAGACACCCTGGGCAACTTCATCAAAATGCTCGCCCTCGGCATCGAAGTGCTGGTGCCCATCGAAGACCCCGACGACGAGGAAGACGACGATGATTGAATACCGCGGCGAAAAATTCGAGGGCTACAACAAACCCAAACGCACCCCAAAACATCCCACTAAATCACACGCCGTCCTCGCAAAAGAAAACGGCGAAGTAAAACTTATCCGCTTCGGACAACAAGGCGTCTCCGGCTCCCCCAAGACCACTGGAGAGTCTGAGGCCGACCGCAAACGCCGCGAAGCGTTCAAAGCTAGGCACGCGGCTAACATCAAGAAAGGAAAAATGTCAGCCGCTTACTGGGCGGATCGCACCAAGTGGTGACTAAATGACCTACGCAGTACCCGGCCAATTCCCGACCCACATCGTCGCCACGACGTACCAAAACGGTGGCGACAGCCCCTTCATCCGCACAGCCGCCGTGCTGGACATGATGAAGGGTTGGGAAATCATGAAAGCCGTCACCCGCGGCACCGAGTACCTGCGCGAAAACAGCGAAGCCTTCCTCCCGCTAGAACCCCGAGAGGACTACCGGGCCTACATGAGCCGCGTCAACCGCGCCGTCTTCTCGCCTTACACCCAGCGCCTGATCCGCGCTGCCGCCGGCCTCATCCTCCGCAAACCCATCGCCCTCGAAGGCGACCCCTACTGGCGCGAAGTCTTCGCCCGCGACGTTGACGGCTGTGGCTCCGACCTCGACGAATACGCTCGCCGCCTCCTGATCTGCAGCTTGACCTACGGCCAAGCCCACACCCTCATCGACTTCCCGGCTCCCACCGAAATCCGCAGCCTCGCCGAAGAACGCGCCCTCGGCCGCCGCCCCTACTGGGTCGAAGTAGACCCCTACAACATTTACGGCTGGCGCCTGGACCGCGACGCCGCCTACGGCACCCTCACCCAAGTCCGCATCTACGAAAAAGCCATCGTCCCCGAGGGCCGCTTCGGCGAAAAAACCTACGAACAAATCCGCGTGATCGAGCCTGGCCGCTACGAGGTCTACCGCCAGCGCCAAGCCCTCAAACCCCTCGGCCCCGGCTTCATGGAGCCCAACGCCCAAAGCGGCGACTACGAACTCATCGACACCGGCACCTACAGCCTCAACCAAATCCCCCTCGTCACCACCTACTCCAACAAGGTGGACACGATGATCAGCCGCCCACCGCTGATCGACATCGCCTACCTGAACCTGGCGCACTTCCAACGCCAAGCCGACCTAATCCACAGCCTCCACATCGCCTCCCAACCCATGCTCGTCCTTGAAGGCTGGGACGACCAAACCAAGGACATGGCGGTCAGCGTCAACTACGCAATGGCCACCGCCCCCGGCAACAAGGTCTATTACGTGGAGCCCGCCTCCAGCGCCTTCGAGGCCCAATCCAACGAAATCCGCGAACTCCAGCAACAGATGGCCACGCTCGGCATCAGCACGCTGAGCCAGCAAAAGTTCGTCGCCGAATCCGCCGACGCCCGCCGCCTCGACCGCGTCGATACCAACTCCATGCTGGCCGCCGTCAGCCTCGACCTCGAACAAACCCTCCAGAAGGCTTTTGACTTCGCTGGCGCGTATCTCGGCATTGAACCGCCCGAAGTCAGCATCAGCCGCGACTTCGACATCGACCGCTTGATCGGCCAAGACGTCACCGCCATCACCGCCCTCTTCGACAAGGGCGTCATCACCCTCGAAGAAGTCCGCGCCATCCTGACCCAAGGCGAGATCCTCCCTTCGATGGAACTCGGCAGCCTTCCCAGCGAAGAACCCGGCGAAGTCGAAGACGAATCCGAAATGGAAGAATCCCCCGGCGAAGAAAACGACGACCAAGAACTGACCCCAGACCGCATGGAGCAGCTCCTCAACGCGCTGCTTCAGTAAGCAATGGCCACCAAGCAGGAATACCTGACGCTTGCCCAGGTCACCGCACTGGTCAAGCTGGCGCGTGACGTCAAACAATTCCACAACCTGCTTTCCGGCGACGGCCCCCCAACCACCGAAGGCCGCACCGGCGACTGGTACATCAACACCCGAACCGCCGAGCTTTACGGCCCCAAATCCTCCACCGGCTGGAACGACAGCCCCCTAACCCTCGGTGGCACCGGCCGTAACTCCGAACTCCTCATCAACGGCAACCTCAGCACCGAAGAAGGCGGCGGTGGAGCATCAATAACCATTGGCACCGTCACCACCGGCGACGCTGGCACCTCCGCCACGGTCACCAACGTCGGCACAGAATCCGCCGCAATCTTCAACTTCACCATCCCCCGCGGCAACACCGGCACCACAGGCGCCACCGGCGCGACTGGCGCAACCGGACCCACCGGCCCCCAAGGCGCTACTGGTCCCCAAGGCCCTCAGGGCGAACAAGGCCCTCAAGGTGAGCAAGGTCCACAAGGCGCCACCGGACCCCAAGGTGCAACCGGCCCCCAAGGCGAAACTGGCCTCACTGGAGCAACAGGCGCCACCGGCCCCAAAGGCGACAAGGGAGACAAAGGCGACACGGGCGATACCGGCCCTCAAGGTCTAACCGGCGCCACTGGACCCCAAGGCGCTACCGGACCTACTGGCGCCACGGGCGCAACAGGTCCCCAAGGCCCCCAAGGCGAAACCGGACCCCAAGGTCCCAAAGGCGATACAGGCGCCACTGGTCCCGCCGGCTCCAACGCCACTGTCACCGCCGGAACCGGCATCAACGTCACCGACGGCGTCGTCTCCCTAGCAACTTCGTTTTACACAGCCAACCAATACATCCAAGCCCCTACTGGCACAACCCTCCAACGCCCCGGCACTCCAGCCACCGGCATGATTCGGTTTAACACCACAGCCGGCTGCTTTGAGGGATACACCGGAAGCGCATGGGTAAACCTTTCGCCTGCCACTGTTGATGACGTTGGAGCGACCATTTAATTCTTTTGTTGTATACTACAAAAGTAGTTGATACTTTTGGCAGTGAAAACACTTGCTGAAGTCATCCAACCCGACGGCTCCACTCGCTGGGAGATGGTCGAACTGGATGAAGCGGCACAGGCTAAGCCGGAACCGCCCGCCGAAGACAAGCCAAAGCGCACCCGCAAAGCCACTGTCGAGCTTGCTTCTTACGAAGCCCCCGAAACCACCGAAACTCCCGAGTTCTAATTCATGGAAGAGCAAGTCATCCAGGAAACGCCCGTGGCGTCTCCTACCCAGCCCGTGGCTGGAACCGACGCTCCACAACCTGATTTTCGAGCCGAATACGAGGCTCAAATCAACGCCCTAAAAAACCAAGCCGTCGAAGCCGAGGAACGTTTCCAAGGCATCAAGGCAAAACTCGACGAGGTCTACAAAAAACAGGACGAACAGCGTAAAAAGACGCTGGAAGACCAAGGCCAATGGAAGGACCTCTGGGAAGAGGCCAACCGCACCGCACAGGAAAAGGACCAGCAAATCCTCGACCTGCAAAAACAGCTGGAGGACTTGCGCCAGTCCAACGAAAACGCCGCCATTCGTACACGCGCAATGGCCGCAATCAGCCAAGCTGGCGCTATTAACGCCGAGCAAATGCTGCAACTGGTGCAAAACAACCTTCGCAAAAACGATTCAGGCGCCGTCGTCGTGCTCAACGGCGGCGTAGAGCAGGATCTCACGACCTATCTAGCCACCCTGAAAGCCCCTGGTTCGGGTTACGAGCACCACTTCAAACCCAGCTCCGCCGCTGGAATGGGCGCCAAACCCGTCCCCGTCGGAGTTGCCTCGACTGGAGTAGCAAACCCCTGGAAAGAAGGTTCACTCAACCTTACCCAGCAGATGCTAATTTCTAGTCAGGACCCCGATCTCGCAGCTGTGCTGAAGAGAGAGGCAGGACTCTAAATCGCGTCCGTGGCGCTTACCTAGTCCGTGACTAGGACCCCGCACACCCCAAACCCTGGTACTTAGAAATGGCCGCACCATTTCAGAACTATTCCGGCGGTGTCCTTCTCGCGGACATCGTCAAGCGCAATAACCTCAGCACCTACGTGTCTGAGGCCATCAAAGAGCGCAGCCTGTTCATCAAGAGCGGCGCTGTGGTTCGCAACAGCCTGCTGGATGCCCGCGAAGGCGGCACCCGCATCCAAGTCCCCGAGTTCAACCCCGTGGCTCCCACCGAGGAGATCATGAACGGGACGGCCACCTGGGGCACCAGCAACGCCGGTTACCTGACCCCTCAGAAGATCGGCACCGCCACCCAAGTCGCTACCATCTGCCACCGCGGTTTCGCGTATGCAGTGGATGACGTCGCAATGCTCGCGGCTGGTGAAGACCCCATGCTTCACATCCGCAACCAGCTGGCCGACGCCATCAACAAACTGAACAGCCAGCGTCTGTTCAGCCAACTGAACGGCCTCTTCTCCGCTGGTGCTGGCGCCCTGGGCGGCAACCACCTCGACCTGGCTGTGGCCGCCGCCTCCGGCGCTGCCGAAGCCAACTTCCTGACCGGCTCCGCTGTGGCCCGCGGTCGCTCCCTCCTGGGTGAGCGCGGCGACGAGCTGGACATCCTGGTGGTCCACCCCTCCGTGGGCTTCTACCTGTACCAAGTGGGTCTGCTGACCTTCTCCACCTCGGCTCTGGCTGCTGCCGGCTCCGTGGTGTGGGGCGGCGGCGGCGTGGGCATCGGTGCCCGCAGCATCGGCGAATTCGCCGGCTGCCGCGTGATCATCGACCCCCTGGTGAACACCGCCGCCCCTGGCGCCGCTGGCCACCAGCGTGAGTTCCGCTGCTACCTGATGAAGGGTGGCGCGATCCTCGAAGGCGTCCAGCAGGACCTCCGCATCGAAGCCGACCGCAACATCCTGTCCAAGCAGGACGTGCTCTCGGTCGATTACCACTCCGCCTACCACGTGATGGGCACCAAGTGGAACGATGCCAGCGACAACCCGACCAACGCGAACCTGTCCGATGGCACCAAGTGGCAAGCCACTTACGACATCGACCTGATCCCGATCGTCGAGCTGATCGTGAACAGCCCCCTCGACACCTCCACCATCTGATAATCAGACCGTGGACGACACCGGCCCCACCTTCGGGTGGGGCTTTTTCATTGCCGCTACACTGCAATAAAGAATGAACAGTTGCTGTGGCCGCGACAATTAACGCCACCTTGAGTAGCGCCTCGGCCAACAGCTACGTCACGCTGGCCGACGCCAACTCCTACTTCGAAACGGTCCCCGACTCCGCCACCTGGACCAACAAGACCGACGACCAGAAAAACCGCGCCCTGATCTCCGCCACCCGCTGGATCGACAGCCTCAACTACCTAGGCGACCGTTGCGACGAAGACCAAGCTCTCAAATGGCCCCGCAACAACTACGACGTTGATGGCGTCGAGCTGGAGTGCTCCCTAATCCCCGCCCAAATAAAGTACGCCACCTACGAGCTGGCACGCGCCCTCGCCAATGACACTGGTGCTATCACTGATAGCACTGGCACCACCGGCCTCTACGACGAAGTCAAACTGGGCGACCTGCAAGTCAAATACAGCAAAACCAGCCAAGCCGTCGGCACCATCAACAACGTCTTCGACGTCTACCCCTGGCTCCAGACCTACCTCGGCCCCTACTGCCTAGGCGGCTCGGGCTCCTTCCAACTCCGCGTCTATAGAGGCTGAAATGGCTGGCGCCCTCGACTCCCTCTTCAAGTCCGTCGCCAAAGACGTCGTCGCCGAACTTGGCACGTCCCTCGACACCACCATCACCTACACCCGCAAAGCCACTCCCACCTACAACACCAGCACTGGCGCACTAACCACAACCAACACCAACTACTCCAACATCAAAGTTCCCATCGAATTTGTGGTCTCCGAGGAAGAAGAAGGCCGCGAACAACGCCAAGCCAAGATTTACATAACCCCCGACCTAATTGGCAACAACCAACCAACGCTCGGCGACGAAGTCAGTTTCACCTACGCCGGCTCCAGTCGCACCGCCCAAATCACCGACATCCGCACCTATCGCGGCGGCCAAACCTACCTCTTCATCCTGCTGGTGCGCTTCTGATGAGAAAGCCGCTGACAAAAAAAGGGCTCGCCAACGACATTAAACAAAACGTCACCACGGACTTAAACCGCCTGGTACGCATTGTTGTGCGCCAGTTACCTGCTCAAAGCCCGCAGTACACAGGCTTTTTTGCTTCCAGCTGGAAAGCCTCCACAACTCGCCCCAGAGCCATTGACAGAGTCGAGGACTTTTCACCCTGGGACCGGATTAAAAAAGAAAAAGATAAAAACCCTTCAGTTCAAGCTCGCGTACAACCGCGTTTTACGGTGCCGCGTTTTTCTTTCAACGACACAGTTTTTATAGGCAATACTGCAGTGTATGCACGGTACGCATTGGCGTCACCCTCAAACACAATTCCGGCCTTTGTCCAAGGTGAGATGCGTTATTTGGTCGATTTTATTTTTGGCGACAAAAAACGCCCCGATGTTCGCGTAGCCGCAAGCCCACTAGGATTCGACGGAGAGGACCTGTCTTCTGTCCGTGGTTCTAGGTACATGAGGTCATGAGTCTCGTAAACGTTCGCGCCGCATTTGAAAAAGCCGTCACCGACGCTGTCGCCGCCGTCGATCCCACGGTGACCATGGTGTACGACAACGTCCCATACACCACACCCAGCAAAACAACCAAGTACATCGCCATTTCAGTCAATTTCAATCGCTCCACGCTCCAAAACATGGGCGCCGCAGCTGATTTTTACACCGGAGTCATCACCTGCAACGTCTACGTCCCCAAAAACGCTGGTACATCTACGTTGGCCTCGATTAGCGAGGCAGTCATTGACGGCCTCACCTCCGTCAACGCTTCCGGCTACACCGATACCTTCACCTGTGACCCCCGTGTTCTCGACATCGTTGGTCCGACACCGTTAGACATTGAGGACCGCTCGCACTTTATCGGCCTGATCTCTTGCCAATTTACGGCAAACGCCTAGTGTATTATTGAACAACTTGCACCCGCTCCATGCGAGCCGTCGAACTGCTCCGCAACAAATTCGGAGTCAGCCAGCTTTACAAGCACGAAGTCAAGTCCGGCGACGAGACCCTGCTGGAGATCTACTGGCACCCTCTTACTATCGCCGAGCGCGAGTCCATCCAGAAAAAGTCGGGCTCCGACGATGCTGGTGACTTCGCGCTGAGTCTCATGATCGAAAAAGCCCTCGACAAAGACGGCAAGCGCCTCTTCCAAGACGGCGATCGCGCCGCCCTCCGCCGCGAAGTCGAAGCCAGCATCCTCCAAGAAATCCAACTGGCAATGCTGACTTCCGGCTCCGAAACCAAGGTGGAGGAAGCGAAAGCCGATCTCAAAAGCTAACGCCGACAAGTATTTCCTCTTCGCGCTTGCCGCCGAACTCGGCATGACGCTAAAACAACTAGCTGAGGTTGTTACACAAGAGGAGCTTATCGGCTGGGCCGCGTATTTCGAGGTAAAAGCTGAATACGAAGAAAAAGCCATGGAGCGCAGTCGCCGCAATTCCCAAGCTGCGACAATGCGCTCCCGTTAAACTGCAGACAGACTTCTAGTGCCTGCCCGTGGCTGAGTACGGCGTAGACATAGCCCTACGGGTAACAGGCGAAGAACGCCTTAACAAAGTCCTGCGAGCCGTAGGACAACTTGAAACTCGGATGAAGTCGATCAAGGCGATCGACATTACAGCACCTGGCACTGGAAAACTGGGTGATGACATCCGCAAAGCCCTAGTACCTTTCCGCGATTTAGCCCGTGAATCAGTAAATACGGGCAAGGGACTAAAAAATACTCAGGCGCGGATGCAAGCCGTAGCCGAATCTTTTCGCTTTTTATCCGCCAATGCTCGCATTGGAACAGCGGACTTCAAAAATTTTACGATTGCTGCCGATAACCAAGCCCGAGCACTACAGAAAGTCGCCCTGGAGCAAGAAAATATAATCCGTTCTGCCCGTGGGATGCAATCCGTCGAAGAACGACAGATTCAGCTCGCACAACGTCAGATCCGCCTTCTAGAACTCAGGCGCAAACGGCAGGCAGAAGCAAATTTAGAGGCGGCCATATCTCAAGGCGGTCCCAGCTCTCCCATTGGCGGCAGAACTAATATTCCCGGCTCTCCGGCATTTCGCGCTGCACGCAACCGCGAGGCATTAAGCAATGCAATTATCGGTGGCGCCTTTCCACTTCTATTTGGTCAAGGCGTAGGTGCCGCAGCTGGTGGTGGCATCGGTGGAGCCGTCGGCGGTTTTGCCGGAGGGCAGTTTGGTTTCGGCCTTTCGCTCGTTGGTACGGCAATCGGTCAAGTATTCGATAATCTCAATAAATCAGCTAAAGAAACTGCAAAAGTTTTACGAGATCCAATAACACAATTTGAAGCCTTAAAAACCTCCAGCATACTTGCATCATCTGCACAAGAGCGTTACATAGACGCACTCTTAAGCAGCGGACAAGTTGCAAAAGCTAACACTGTAATTCAAGCTGAAATACTGAAAAAAATTGGTGTAGAGGGCAGCAAAAACCTATCAAATTTAGACACTGCAAACTCTCGTTTAACCCGCACTCTCGCTGAGCTGGGACTGCAAATACAGAGTCTAGTAGCCGGACCGCTCGCAGCATTTCTTAGCGCAATAAATAAAGGACTTACTGTTTTTACACAGGCTAACCAAGCTGCTATTGAGCAGCAAAATTTTGTTGCCAGTTTGCCGCCAGCGCAGCAACAACGTTATGTACAACGTTCTACACAGCTTGCTAGTCGTCTTGGTATGGCGTCTCCGGCTGAACGAGATGCGGCTATCAGGAATTTACAATCTGAATTTAAGCAGTACGTAAATCCTCAGAAGTTACAACTTTCTCCTGAGGCACAAAAAAGGTTTCAGTTAGAACAGGCAACTACAAAAGAACTTGAAAAACAACGTGATGTAGCAGCTGCTCAGCTAGGACTTGCTGGTTTAGATATTGCAAGGAATCAAGAAGCCTACGTAGCTGCGTCTAAACGAGTAGCTCAACAAGAGTATGAAAATAAATTGCTGGAAATTAAAAACACAATGTTGCGTGAAGGCTTCAACCTAGAACGCAATAAAGCTCTCATCACAACAGCAAACCTTCAGTACGCTGCACAACTTCAGCAAATTGATAAACAATCCCAAGATCAAACTCGTCAAAATGAAATTGACAATCTTAATTTGATTAAACAGCAGCGGCAAGTAAATATTCAATCGCGTGAAGATTACGCAAAAATTGTTGAATTTCAAGAAGGTACTGTTGCCGCGTTTAAGTATCAAGTAAGTATAGCAAGAGAGGTTGGCGTACTTAAACTTGCTGAATTAAATGCTGAAGAAGACATAGCATTAAAAACCGCAAAAACAGCCAAAGAACAAGAGAGAATCTTAAAAATATTTGATATTAAAAGGGCTATTCTTAATAACGAGTTGTATCTCACAGAACGTATTGCGCAAAAACAAAAAATAATTGCTGATTACACGCAACGGCGTTCTGTTGCTCAAGCCCAGGCTGACGTAATTACCAGTCAACTGGAAGGCCAAACTCAGGTATTAAGCCTTCAAGAGCAGATCGGGCGTCTTCGCGGGCAAGATGTGCGAAGCCTCGAAACACAAAGATTACTTACCCAACAAGACAACCAGCGTGTTCAGCTTTTAACACAACGTACTCAACTGGAGCTGCAGTTAGGGGAGCTGCTGCGGCGAAAAGCGGAAGGTGAAAATGTCGAAAATGAAGCGCAACTTGTAAATTTAGGTTTACAGGATGTTGCTGTAAAAGAACGCAGTCTTGCCGTTATCCAACAAATGGAGCAGCAGCAACTGCTTCTAAATCAACATGCAGAACGCTTCGGGGGTATTTACAGCAGTTTCAGTTCTGGTCTTACAGATACGTTTAGTTTGCTGATTGAAGGTACAGATGCTTGGGCAGAATCACTGCAAAATATTGCAAGCAATGTTTTACGAAGCATCGCTAACGAGTTACTGCGCGTATTTGTAATAAATCAAGCTATCTCTGCCTTGCAGGGTGTATTTGCACCAAAGGCTCCTGGTATTGATCGCCTTGCTTCTTTCAATGCTGCAGCTGCTCAATACCGTGCTGACGGCGGTCCAGTCTCCGCTGGTTCGCCTTACATCGTCGGCGAGCGTGGTCCCGAATTGTTCATGCCGCGCACCAGTGGCAGCATCTATCCCAATGATGCGATGGGCATGGGTGGCGCAAACATTGTCGTGAACGTCGATGCCGGCGGCTCTAGTGTGGGAGGCGATCCGGGCCAAGCCAACCAACTCGGCAAAGTCATCGGCATCGCGGTCCAGCAAGAACTCATCAAACAAAAACGTCCCGGAGGCTTGCTCGCCTAATGGCCACCTTCCCCGCCATAACGCCAACCTACGGCGCCCAAAAAAACAGCCGCCCCAACGTCCGCACGGTCCAATTCGGCGACGGCTACCAACAACGTCTGACCTACGGCCTCAACCAAAACCCCAAGAGCTGGAGCCTGACCTGGGAAGTCTCCGAAACCGACGCGGACACCATCGAAACCTTCCTCAACGACCGGGCCGCCGACAACGCCAGCTTCGACTGGACTCCCCTCGACGAAGCCACCTCCTACAAGTGGATTTGCCCAGAGTGGAACAAATCCGTCCCCTACAAAAACCGCGCCACCATCACGGCCACCTTTCAACAAGTATTTGAACCCTGATGGCGTATTCAGCCTGGGCTAGTTCAACCGCATATGTCGTTGGCGATATTGTCCGCGCCAGCAGCCTGCAGGCGTCCGGTCTTGTCTTCCAATGCACCACGGCCGGCACCAGCTCCAGCACGCAACCAACGTGGCCAACCGACATTGGCAGCACCGTCACCGATGGCACGGTTGTCTGGACGGCGATTAGCAGCGTCTACGAGGAGCTGGCCGCACTGGCACCAAGCGCCATCATTGAACTGTTTGAGATGACGCTGGACACAACCCTGCACGGCAGCAGCGACACCTACCGCTGGCACAATGGCTGCAATGCCAATATCAGTGGCAACATCGTCTGGAACGGCAATACTTACACCCGCCTACCCGTCAAGGCCGAGGGCTTTGAATACAGCAACACCGGCACCCTGCCGCGCCCCACGCTGACCATCAGCAATCTGGATGGCACCATGACCACGCTGCTGTTGCTGGTCAACGCCACCACACCCGGTAACGACCTCGGTGGCGCCACGGTCAAGCGCATTCGCACCCTGAAAAAATACCTTGACGGCGAGACCGCCGCAGATCCACACGCCAAGTTCCCCGATGAAATCTGGTATGTAGACCGCAAGGCAAGCGAAAACCGCGACTCGGTGAGTTTTGAGCTGGCAAGCAAATTCGATCTCGCTGGCGTGATGATTCCCAAGCGCCAGATCATTGCCAACATCTGCCAGTGGAAATACCGCAGCACCGAGTGCGGCTACACCGGCAGCAACTACTGGGACATCAATGACAACAGCGTTGGCACCTTGGCAGCCGATAAATGCGGCAAGCGCCTCAGTTCCTGCAAATTACGTTTCGGTGAAACCGCCGAGTTGCCCTTTGGATCTTTCCCCGGCGCTGGTCTGACGCAATGAAATTATCCGAAGCCGTACAGGCTGCTGCACTGGAACACGCCAGAACCGAGTTTCCCAAGGAATCCTGCGGGCTGGTGGCGGTGGTCAAGGGTCGCAAACGGTATTTTCCGTGCCGCAACATGGCCGAGACACCAGACGAGCATTTCGTCTTGGATCCTGTTGACTACGCCGCCGTGGAAGAGCAGGGCGAAATCGTCGCCGTTGTGCATAGCCACCCGAAGACCAACCACGCCCCATCCCAAGCCGACCGCGTTGCCTGCGAAAAATCCGGCCTCCCTTGGCACGTCGTCAACCCGCAGACCGAGCAATGGGGTTATTGCGAGCCTGAAGGCTTTGAACTGCCCTACGTGGGGCGCGAGTTCATGTTTGGCATCGTGGACTGCTACACGCTCTGCCGCGACTGGTACAACCGCGAATTCGGTCTCAACCTGCGCGACTACGACCGCCGCGATCAGTTCTGGCTCAAGGGTGAGAATTTATACCTAGACAACTTCGCCAACGAAGGCTTCTACTCCATCCCGCTTGAGGAGCTGCAATACGGCGACGCGATCCTGATGCAACTGCAATCACCGCTGCCCAACCACGCCGCTGTCTACCTTGGCGACCAACTGATCCTGCACCACCTCCAAGGACGCCTCAGTAGCCGCGACATCTATGGCGGCTATTATCTGAAAAGCACCGCCCGAGTCCTGCGGCATGAAAGTCGTTAAGGTCTACGGCGCACTCCGCAAAAAGCTGGGTCAATGCCGTTTTCAGTTTGAAGCTGATACGCCCGCGCAGGTTTTGAAAGCCTTGTGCGTTAATTTTCCGGGTTTAGAAAAGTGGTTAATTGATAGCGAGAAAGAAGGTGTCGGCTATCGGGTGACAATCGGGAAAGAAAAAGTTACCGAACAGAATGCAATGTTGATTGCCGCTCCATTTAGTGAGCGCGAAGTATTTAGCATTACGCCCGTAATTGTTGGCGCTGGCGAAGGCGCAGCTCAGATTTTTGCGGGCATTGGCCTAATAACGTTGGCAATCGTCACTGGTGGTATTGCGTCTGCTGGTGTTGCCTTGGGAGGATTCATGGGCATCGGAACGGTTGGCACCGCTGTTGTTGGTATCGGCGCCAGTCTTGTTCTTGGAGGTATCGCGCAATCGCTTTCACCAGCTCCGGTGCAATCAACTTCCCCGTTTGAGCGCGGACGTGAAGCCGCCAAGCTCGAATCATTCAGTTTTAGTGGAATCGTCAATACCGCCAAACAAGGCTTACCTGTTCCCATTGCCTACGGTCGAGTTTTTGTTGGTTCGGCTGTGATTTCCAGCGGTCTTGATGTTGAAAGCACCGGCAACGGTGCAACCAAGAGTCAACAACAAGTTCAAGAAGAACTCTTCGCCGCTTTCTTCCGTTCACGTAAGAGCTAATGACCCGCAATATCCAAATGATCCAAGGTTCTGGTGGCGGCGGTGGTGGCGGTTGCTTCCTAGGGCATACGCTCGTCAACGTTCCAGGCGGCCAACGCCGGATTGATGAACTGCAGGCTGGCGATCTGGTCCTGAGCTTTGATCACACCGGCGAAGTCCACGAAGTTAAGATCCTCAAGGTTCACGAACACGAAAACGAGCGCGTCATCCGCTACACGCTCTGGGGCGGACAGCATCTTGATGCAACCCCTAACCACTGGGTTCTAAACCAGTTCAATGCCTTCGTCGAAATCGACACGCTCGGTTCTGACGATTGCCTCGTTGATGCCAACGGCCACCTCCGCCCCATCGTCGGCAAGACCGAATTCTGCACTGGCACGGTCTACAACCTGACGGTCGAAGGGCATCACACCTTCATCGCCAACGGTGTTCGCGTCCACAATGCCGGCCTCGGTCTTGGTATCGCTGGTGCTGGTGGTGGCGGAGGCGGTGGTGGCAAAGGTGGTGGTGGCGGTCAGTCCCGTACACCAACCGAAGCCGACGACTCGCTGCAATCAATTCAGTACGCAAACGTTCTGGATCTAATCAGCGAAGGTGAAATTCAAGGTTTAGACAATGGCGCCAACAGCATTTATCTGGATGGAACGCCCGTTGTAGACGCTGCTGGAAACGATAACTTTCGCGGCTACACAGTCACCACCCGCAATGGCACTCAATCCCAAGCCGCTATTGCAAGTTTTACAGGAGGCGCGGAATCAGAAAAGAGCGTTGGCGTCCAACTCTTCTACAACACACCAATAACCAGAACCGTCACCGATACCGATGTTGACCGCGTTCGTGTAACTGTTCAAGTTCCAGCCCTGCAAATTATTGAAGATGACGGCGATATTGTCGGCCATAGCGTTGAACTTAAAATTCAAATCCAATACAACGGTGGCGGTTATACAGACGTTCTGACTGACACGATCAGCGGCAAAACAAACAACTCTTACCAGCGCGATTACAACGTTGGTTTCGATGGAGCGTTTCCCGTTGATGTTCGCATCATTCGTTTAAGTGGCGACGAATCCTCCGCAAAGCGCCAAAACGAAACCTATTGGCAAAGTTACACAGAAATTATTGACGAAAAACTGCGCTACCCAAACAGCGCACTCGTTGGCCTTCGTTTTGATGCGCGTGATTTCAACAGCATCCCGCCACGTAAGTACCTGATTCGCGGCATCAAAATTCAGTTGCCAAGCAACGCCACGGTTGACACAACAACTCACATTGGGCGGGTCACTTACGCAGGCGTTTGGGATGGAACTTTTGGCGCTGCGACTTGGTGCAACGACCCAGCTTGGTGTCTGTGGGATTTGCTCACCAACACCCGTTACGGCGCCAGCGTTCCAGCCAGCAGCCTTGACCGCTATGACTTTTATTCGATTAGTCAATACTGCAACGAGTTAGTTGATAACGGCAAAGGCGGACTGGAGCCTCGTTTCGCTTGCAACTTATTGATTAACAGCCGCGACGAGGTTTACAACGTCATCCAAGAGATGACCAGCCTGTTCCGTGGCATCGCGTATTACGGTGCCGGCTCACTGGTACTGCAGCAGGACAAACCAACCGATTCCCAATACTTACTTGGACCAAGCAACGTTGTTGATGGCATTTTTGCGTATAGCGGATCATCACAAAAGGCACGTCACACGGTCGCCACTGTTGCTTGGCAGTCCTACGACACCTTGGGCGAAGTTGAATACGAATATGTTGAAGATGCGGAAGCTGTAGCCAAATACGGCATCATTAACAAGGATATAAAGGCGCTGGGTTGTTACAGCCAAGGTCAAGCGCATCGGGCTGGTAAATGGGCGCTACTGAGCGAACAAAACCTGACCGAAACCGTCACCTTCTCGGTCTCTATTGACAGCGGCATCATCTTGCGCCCCGGCATGGTGATCGACATTGCCGATCCGCTTAAAGCCGGATCACGCCGCAGCGGTCGCGTCAGTTCTGCCACCACAACCGCCATCACTGTTGACAGCAGCACCAACCTCACCGTCAATCTGTCAAACAGTCCAACAATTTCGGTTCTGATGCCAACCGGCTTAGTGGAAACCAAAACCATTAGCAGCATCTCTGGCACCACCATCAACGTCAGCAGCGCATTTAGCGAAGCACCCAACGCCAACGCCATCTGGCTGATCCAAACCAGCGACATCGAAGCTCAGCAATATCGCGTGCTGAATGTTGCCGAAGGCGAAGATGGCATTTACGGCGTAACTGCGCTGCAGTACAACAGCACGATTTACGACGCGATTGAAAGCGATAACAAACTAACCACCCGCGACATCAGTAATCTTTCGGCAGCACCCAACGCTCCGGGAAATATCACTGGCACGGAATACCTTTACCAAGACGGCCAAAGCGTATTTTCAGCCTTTGATCTGAGCTGGATCAGCCCCAAACAACTTGTAACCGAGTTCCGCGTCAAATACAGAATCGACAACGACAACTGGACGCAGGCCAACACAACCTCACCGTCACTGCAAATTAAAAACACACGCTCCGGAACGCTTTACGTTCAAGTTCAGGCGTTCAACTATCTCAGCAAAGGCAGTGAAATTGCCGTCGCCCAGTTCGCGCTGATCGGCAAAACCGCAGTGCCGGGCAACGTCCAAAACCTGACCTTTGAGGCAATCAATAACAACTCCGGTCGTCTTCGCTGGACCGAAACGCTTGACCTTGACGTAAAAGTTGGCGGCAAAATTCACATCCGCCACAGCAGCCTGACCGATGGCACGGCTACATGGAGCAACAGCGTTGACCTAATTCCCGCCAAATCCGGCAGTTCAACAGAGGCCATTATTCCGCTGGTGGAAGGCGAGGTGCTGGCGAAATTTGAAGATGACGGTGGGCGGCAATCAGCCAGCGAAGCCAGCGTAATCATCGACCTGCCCGACACCATCGCGCCGCTAACAATCCAAACCCGCCGCGAAGATCAAGACGTTCCATCCTTCCAAGGCACCAAGTCGGACACCTTCTACAGCGAAGAGTTTGACGCGCTCACGCTGGATGGCACGACCTTAATTGATTCGATTGTTGATTTTGACCTGATCCCAACGCTCGATGTACTTGGACCGGTGGCTAGCTCTGGCACTTACACATTCGCCAGCACACTGGACCTTGGCAACACCTTCTCTGTCGATCTCCGGCGCTATTTCGTCACTCGTGGCTATTACCCATCCGACCTGATCGACTCCCGAGCCAACACCGTGGATGACTGGTCCGACTGGGACGGCGACGTTACGGACAAGGTGAACGCCAAGCTGATGCTGCGCTCCACCAACGACAACCCCAGCGGCACCCCGACTTGGGGCGCATGGCAAGAATTCGTCAACGGCGCCTTCCGTGGTCGCGGCTTTCAATTCCGCGCCGATCTCAGCAGCAGTGCCATCGATCAAAACATCTTGGTGGATGAACTGGGCTACGACGCCACCTTCCAACGCCGCACGGAAAACAGCGATGGAGCAGTCAGCAGCGGTGCCGGCGCCAAGGCAATCACCTTCACCAACGCCTTCTGGACTGGAACAGCAAGCCTCGGCGGGGTCAACGCCTACCTCCCCAGCATCGGCATCACCGCCCAAAACATGGCAACCGGCGATTTCTTTGAGGTCACCAGCATCAGCGGCACCGGCTTCACCGTCACCTTCAAAAACTCGGCTGGAACTGCCGTTAGCCGTAACTTCAACTGGAGTGCGGTTGGCTATGGCCGAGGCGGCTAAAGTTGGACAAATACTGTCCTTGTAAGGACTCGGCATGGCTCAACACGATTATGTGATTGCTAACGGCACCGGCGCTGCCGTCCGTTCCGATCTCAACAATGCGCTGGCTGCAATCGTCAGCCAAAACAGTGGCGCCACCGAACCGGCAACCATGTACGCCTACCAATGGTGGGCAGACACAACCACGAACCTCCTCAAGCTTCGCAACGCTGCGAACTCGGGCTGGATCACACTATTTCAGTTGGACGGCGAATGGTCCACGATTGCACTGGAAAACGGCACGGCTGGCGCTCCGTCGATCTACTTCAAGGACAGCGGCACCGATACCGGCTTCTACTCTCCTGGTGCCAATCAGGTCGGAATTTCAACGGGCGGCACGGCTCGCCTGACCATCGACTCCAACGGCAACGTCGATATTGACAGCAACACGCTCTACGTTGATGCCGCCAATAACAGGGTAGGTCTGGGGACTTCTACGCCTAGTCGAAATTTGACCGTCTACAACACGGCAAGCAACCCGTTTATCTCGATTGAAAGCAGCAACACTGGCTCTCCAGGCTTGCTATTTGGCGATACAGATAACAACGCTATTGGTCAGATTCGTTATGACCACTCAACGGACAAGATGCAATTCAGCGTCAATGGCTCCGAGCGTGCGGTGATTGACTCCTCAGGCCGTGTAGGGATTGGCACTACGAGTCCCGGAGCGCCATTATCTTTTGCTGACGTTAATGCTTTAAAAATACAATTTAACGGCAATGCTGCTAATTTCTACGGCATATCCAAGCTAGCTGGCGGTGGCAGTCTTGGTGATGGTGAATATCGTTTTACAGCAGGTGACGTAACCGCAGGCGCTTTTACTTTTAAATCAGGTGCATCAGAGCGTGTCCGCATCGACAGCTCGGGACGCCTGTTAGTTGGCACGTCTAGTGCCAAGACCAATTTTGAAAACTCCTCAACAACACCTCAGTTTCAAATTGAGTCAACATCCCTGAATGGAGCATCATTATCAATCCTGAGAGACAACAACGATTCTGGCGGACCTAAATTATTCTTGGCGCACGGCAGAACAGATGCTGGTCTCGTAAGCAATAACGACGAGCTTGGCGGTTTGTTTTTTAGTGGCGGCGATGGTAGTGAATTTGTTTCGGGCGCGAGCATAACAGCAGCCGTAGACGGAACACCTGGCGCTGATGACATGCCGTCTCGCCTAGTGTTCTCCACTACTGCCGACGGAGCGAGCAGCCCGACGGAGCGGATGAAAATTGATAACGCTGGGAACGTCTATATAAACGTGATGCAGGTTGGTGGTACTGCCAACGTCCACTGGTCTTCTTCAGCAGGCCAACTGTTTGTAACCTCGTCGTCGGAACGCTTCAAGCACGACATTGTTGATTACGACAAAGGCTTGGATGAACTGATGCAAATGCAGCCCAAGTATTTTGTCTACAACGATGAACCCAATCAGAAGCAACGTGCAGGCTTTATTGCCGAGGACTTCCACGCTCTTGGGCTAACGGAATACGTTGAATACTGGAATGACGATGAAGGCAATGCCACCGTTCCCAGCGAAATTGGCTACGCCAACATGGTCGCCATTTTGGTTAAATCCATCCAGCAGCAGCAAGCCATGATCGCTGAACTTCAAACAAAAGTTGCAGCCCTTGAGGCGTCGTAGTCCTACTCACTTCTATGTCCAACAAAATCACACTTCTCGACACAATCGCCGAAGTTATCAGCAACGGTGATGATGCCCATCACTTCAGGGAAACTGCCTTAGAAGCTGTCTGCTACGCCGCCTCGTGGCTGCGGAAGGAAGGCTTCTGGCAAGCAGCCGATGTGTTGATCTCCGAAATCAACGGTGATTACCGTGAACTTGAGTAGTCACCTTCTTTAACGCTCATGACGCGCTCCTTTTCAGACCTCACCAAGGGCTTCAATGCTGAGCGCCGGGAGCGCATTGAGCAGCGTAAGATTGAATTACGCCATGCGTCAAAACAAAGCCAGGAGATGCTTTCCCAAAATATAGTGGAGCGCAACCCCGCGATTTGCTCGGGACAGCTCGTGTTTAGCGGTACGCGGATTCCCGTGGCCGTGGTGGTGGAGCAATTGCGTGCTGGCGTCTCTCCCGCAGAGCTGCAGGAAGACTTCCCCCAACTCAGCCGCACCGCGCTGAATTATGCGGAGATCCAGGCCCAGCACGCCAAAGACCAGCTTCAGTAGTTACTTGCGATACCAAGCATGGGTTGACAATTTCTGGGAAGGCCACTAGTCTGGCCGTCTTCGCCCTCAAACCATGCCCACCACTCTTGCGGAGCTTTGGAGCGCCTTCTTGGAAGAGCGCTCCATTTCTCTATGCCCAACCAGCTTGACTTCCGACTACAGACAAGTAACAAAATGGTTAAAACGTTGTCCAATTCAAGACTTAAATGAAGCACGAAAAATTATGATTTGGGTGTTGGGAGAGAAACCAGTTCTTTCCTCAAGGCGCGTGGCTATGTATACAAAAACAATGTTTCGTTGGGCGGCACAAGAGGATGTTGGTTATTTAGAAAAGAATCCTCTAGCAAGCTTTAAGATGCCCAAGGCTCCGCAAAGAGACGAAGAAATTATTGTTATTCCTAGAAACGAAGTGGGACTTGTGCTTGCTGCTTTGGAGGCAAAGCACACTTACAA